ATTGTTTGCTGTAATAGCACCAGGATTTAAATATTCAGGTTGATCTGGTAGCCATTCGCCAAAGGGTAATTGCATTATAATCCTAAGTATTGTTGTTTGTTACTTTTGTATGATCTGAAAAAGGAGCTGCCACTGTTACATCTGATCTTATTTGTAATGGCGAACCACTATATTGATCTTCTCTATCATTTCTTTCTAATCTCTCAAGTGCAGTTGTGTACATACCTTGCCATTGAGCTAATCTTGCAGGTTCAACTCCACCTAAAAAATTAGCGGCATGATAAAGCGAACCATATAAATAAATTGCAGGATGACTTGCTAAAATAAAATTTGATGTATTGCTATCTGATAAGGGATCAAAAGCTTTATAAAAATTTAAAGTTCCTGCATAACTAGCAGAAGGTATAGGAGCAAATCTAAATTTATCTCCAAGAATAGTATAAACTTCTGGCATACCTGAAGTAGATGAGCCTTTTATTTGATCCATTTGCACTGGAGTCATATAGGTTAGTGAATGTTTAGTTCCACCTTCTGTAATAAAAAAATCTCTTACTTGTAAAAATCCTGTAGGTAAGTCTTCTGTTTCAGCATCAATAGTTATAGATGTTTCTGAAATCATTTTTCTTATTCTTAATTTTGAATTAATATCTTTTTCTGTAAGAACTATAAAATCACCTGTTATTTCAGTTGATAAATCTGATCTGTTTAACCAGTTTGCTATAGATGTTTGTAATTCTGCGTAAGTTGATAAAGCCATTATAATTTTCCTTCTGCTGTTCTGAAATACCTAAACTCACTACTATTTAGTTTTTCTTTTAATATTTGCTTTTGAACTTCTTTTGGTAGTCCAAACCAATTACTATCACCATTATATTGTTTTGCCCATACAGATAATGCAATAGTTGGTATAGAAGCTACTCTTTTTAGCTCTCTTGATTTTGAATATCCATCATCTTGAGTATATAAAGATTTATTATGTTTTAAGTGTGGGTCTATATTAACTTGTTCTTTGATGATAATTTTCTTTTCCATATCATCTTTAGAATAAGTAGTTTGTTTTAAACCATCTCTAACAATATCTTTCATCTACCTTGTCCTCTGTATTTTTTTCTTCTTGGTATTCTTTTGCTTATGTTTTTTGTATGACGACCAGGTCTTTTTTTTCTAGTGCGTTTTACATAATTTGAAACACCGAAAAGAGGTCTTTTCTTAGCCACTAAGCACTCATTTCAGTAACATAAAGAACTGCACTATTTGTTGCATTTAACCCAGCAATCTTTTCACCTGGACTAACTTTGAATATTTCAGGTTGGTCGGCAGTTATTAAAATTTTTGCTGCGGTTGCAGTTGGATTTACTCCAAAATCAACAAAAAAATCTACTGCTGAAACTAATCTAACATATTCTGTTTGTGAACCAAAAGCACTAGATTGTACTGATGCAGTTGTTCCACCACCTGCCATAGTTATATTGTTTATTACTGTAGGTCTTAAAGCATAATTAAAGCTCATATTTTTTTCTCCTATTTGTTATGGGGGAACTTCCGCTAGGCATGAACCCCCAAGTATTATTACTATCTTCTTACAACTATTGTAAAGTGTAAAGTATGTGTATTTGTAGATGCACCATCAGTTGCTAAAGCAATAAAATCGCCTTCAACAACATTATTTGCAGCAGTTGGTTCTGCTGTATCTATATCACCAGCAGCAGACCCAGAGTGAGCTACAGTTATTGCACCACCAGTCATATTAGTAGTTCCAATTTTTGCAGTCACAGCAGCATTTGCAGTTGCGATTGTTCCGCCTAATACAGTAGTTATTTTAATAACTTTACCAGCATCTGGTACAGGTATTCTTACTGTAGAAGCAGTAGATACATCATCAATTACTCCATATAAAAAATAATCGTTTAGTGTTCTCATTTTTTTTTCTCCGTTTGTTGTTCCGCCTATAACCTTACTAAGACTTCAACATTGGTTAAGTAATGGGGATGTAGTTTTTAAAGGTTACACCCCCAATTACAATTAAGATTATGATGTTGTTAAATCGTAAACAGCACCACTAGCTTTTTCGTTTCTTGACTCAAGAGTGTACTCAGCTACCATGAATCTCTGATCTGCGTCAGCAGTTTGTGCAGGATTCTGTAAACTGAAGTCTCTTAAGAAGGCTACTGCGAAATAGTCCATCTCTAAAATTAGAGCATCTTGACCTTTTTTAGCAGCAGTTGAGTTAGCACCTCTAATGAATCTATTAGGAGCAACTTGGAGTGTTCCAAAGTCACTTTCATAGACATCAATAGATGTAACTAATCTTCTGTCTTCTGCTTGGTCAAATCTAGTTGAACCACCAGTAAAGCCAGATAGTTTTTGCTTGTTGAAAGCACCAACCATAACCATGTTTGGGTTTCCTCCAGCATCAAAACAACTTCTTAGAACACCTTTTAATTGGTCTTCTGTGAAAGCTCTTTGAGTACCATCTGTTCTTATTGCTCCACCACCTGAACCAGAACCACCAGCACCAATATCTACATTAGAAGAAATCCAAGTTTGGACTCCACCTAATTTTCTTGCTGTTGTTGCGTTTCCAGCAGCAGCAGCTACGTTAGATAAAAGAGCAGTTTCCATATCTCTTTTTAATTCTTTCGCAGACTTTGCTACTTGATAAGCTAACTCATTGTTTCTTCCAGCAGATGTTACAGCATCATTTGTTCCTGATACTTGCACAGCTTTTGTAGAAATCTGAGTGTGGTTTGTTAGTTTAGTTGTTGCTGATAATGTTGGGTATGAGATTGAAGCACCTTCTACCGCAGCATTAGCCGCTACATCAGCCAAAGCATCTGTTTGCCATTGGTGAGATGTGTTAGTTGCTGATGTTTTAGCAACCCCTGACATAAATGGAGTCTCTGTTGGACTTATTGAGTAAATAATGTCCGCTAGGTCTTCTCTTATGCCGACTGTTTGGTATGTTTGATATACAGCCATTTTTTTCTCCTCTTAGGTTAGTTGTTATAAATAACCTTTCAGAAGATTGACAGCATCTTTTGTGTTGCCTGACTTCTTCAAGGTTTTAATTTGAGCCAACCTTGATTTACTATCTTTTTCATCCTTTGTACTTTTAACACCTGGTTTAACAACTTGAGATGGCTTTACAATTTTTTTTGCAAAATTAGTTTTCACTGGTCTTGCACTATTTAAAAATTTCATTCCATCCATGACCACATCAAACATTCTGCTATCATAAATACCAGAAATCTCTTGATCTGAAAAACCTCTTTGAAAAAGATAGTTTCTCATGTTTGTTTTAACTGTAGCTCCTTTTAAAGGATCAGCAATTTCAGGATGCTTAATAGCAACCTTTCTTTGTTCCTCAGTTAAAATTTTCTGAAACTCTTGTTCTTGATGTCGTTTTAGTTTCTGTTGAGATTGCTGTAAGCCTTCTCTCCTTCTTCTAAGTTTTCTTTCAAGCTTTGCAGCTTCAGTTGGGTCTTCCTCATAAAGTTTATCCAACTCTTTTGAGTTTAGTTCGCTGTTAAGTTCAGCATTAAGAGTAGCAGTAAGACTATTTAGATCATCCATCTTAGTTGAATACTCATTTTTCAAACGATCACTTTCAGATTGTAATTGTCTTTTTTCAATCGCAATTTCTTCAGTTTTTCGTCTGTAGTCGGCATCTTTTTGATAACCTGCTTTTAATTCTTCAAGGTCAACTTCAATCTTTTCACCATTTACAATAATTTGGTGTAGATCAGTTTCTTGTTCCTCTTGAGCATTTGAATCTTCTGATGCTTCTTCTTGCACTGGAGCTTCCTTTGGTGGTTGAGCTTCAGGTTGTTGTTGTTCCTCTTGATTATCTTCGGCTTTAACCTCTGGTTCTTTTGGTTCAACTGGTTTAGCTTCTTCTTGAGGTTTAGAAATTACTCCTTTAGAGTCTAATAAACCTTCAATATGTTTAGCTGCACCTTGCACTGAACTTTTGTTCAGTAGCGGATTTGTTTCAGACATATTGTCTCCTATAGTTAAGCTCCCTAATGGGTTGGCTTATTCTAATCTTTTGACTAGAATTATTTTTCTTGTTGATTTTGGAAATCAGCTAGTTGTTTTTCTGCTAATTTTCCTGTTTCAAGAATTTCTTTAAAATGCTGCTCTACTTTTCCTAGAACTTGGTAAGCTAACCATAATTTTTCTCTAGCTTCACCATCTTTTGCTCCAGTTTGTTCAAACAAAGCATTTGAATAAATTTTTTTAAGCTCTTGAATAGAATCTTGAAAAAGTTTATTCTGTAATATCTGTTTCGCCTGAGATGCTCTGCTCAATTCTTGGCTTCTCTTGGCTTTGTCTTTGTGATCCATCTAAACCTTGTATCTGCTTACCTAGCATATTAGCAGATTTTTGTGCTTCTTCAAGTACCTTACTGTTACTTGAGACAATCATCTTATCTAATTCTGCATCTGCTTTTAACTTTGTAGTATCTAATTGTGTACCATATTTCAATGTCATTTCTTTTATTTTTGCCTCAAAGTCTAATAACATTTGTCTTTGTTTCTGTTCTAATTCTTTATATTCTAATTCAAGATCAGCTACTTTTCTCTTGTTTTCAGCATCAATTCTAGTCATTTCTATTTTTTCAATAGGAGGAATTGGAGGAGCTGGTGGTGGAGTTACATATTGTTTACCTAATTCTGGATTTATAAAGTAACTATCCACTGTTTTTAATCCTGCATTTTCTACAATCTTAGATAATGTATTGTAAATGTTTTTTAAACTGACCATTGGAAACTCTCTTTGTCCTTGTAATTGAAAAGCTTGTAACTGTTTATCTAAAATATTATTTAAAATTACAATTTGTTGTTCTTTAGTTCCTGTGCCAAGACCTACTTGTATTGTAACATTAAATCTATTTTTCCATTCTGTAGGCATCACTGGTATATATTGATTATTTAATTGTATAATTTTTTCTCTATCTTGATATTTAACTGAAAGTTCAAACATTTTTCTAAATAAATCTTTAACACCAGTCTCAGCAAATATTCTTGCAATTAATTCTGCTCTCATTTGAGTTTGATTCATAATTGCAGAAATACCTGTAGCTGTTTTATTTAATGAATCAGAATCTAAACCTTGATTGTATTTTGTAACACCTGTTCTAACTTCTCTAACTGTATCTAAGTATTCTAATAATGGAAAAGCTTGTTGTGAAATCGGTTGAGCTTGTATGGGTTGCATAACTTGGTTAGGTTGTTGTTTAGTTCTTACAACACCACCAGGTCTTGATGTAAGTAAATCATCCATATTTACCATACCATCCATAACTGCAACTCTATTATTATTTGTTAAATACATATTATCTAACAACTGTCTCATTACAGTTGATTTCATTAATTGAATATCTTCAACTAATTCTGCAACTGATCTACCATAAAATCTGTGCGGCATTGGAATAGGTGTAACTGAAACAAATGGAATATTATCACAAGGCATATTTTCTAAAACAAATTCTGAAGTATCACCAACAGATAAAACTTTTCTAAGTTCTGCAACACCATCACCATCTGCATCATAACGAATATAATTTTCATAAACTGTTATAGTTTGTGTAGATTTATTATCAGATGTATTAAATGGAAAATCTTCTATGTTTTGGTATCTTGCTAATCTTTCTGTGTTTAATGTTGATGCGTCTGAAGTTGGAAGACTATCTACATCCTCTTTATCATAACCCATACTAATTAATTCTGATCTAGTCATTTGAACTCTATGTGCAACAAAGTTTGCATCTTCAAGTTTTATAGCAGTACGATCAATTAAAAATTCTTCTGGTGGAACAGACTCAACTTTTATTTTTCCTTCAGTTGTTGTTCTTTTAATTTTACAATCATGTAACTTTGGCTCTGGTAAATTTATATCAATACCTTGTTGTTCCATTTGAGCTTCAAACTGTTCAGCAGCTTGTTCAGCTAGTTCATCTGGTTTTTCTGATGACTCAATAACTTCTACATTTTCATCAGAGGTTAAATCTTCATAATCTTTATCTGTTAAATTTTTGTATGTTTCATATTCTACTTTTTTTGTTTCATCATAGAATACTTTTAAAATTCCATTTTTTTCTAATAAAGCATCTTTAAAAAAATTATATAATAATTGAAAGCCATCATTTTCTTTATAAAAAATATGATTTAAATATGCTGTAGCTTGATCTGCTAAAGGTGCATCTTCTGATTTAACTGGTTCGCATACCACAACTTTATCTGATGATGTAAAAACTCTTAAAAGATTTGGAAGTAAACTCTCAATCGTATCTGCAACATCTGTACTAACAACTTGTGATCTACCATCTATTTCATTACCAAGTTTATCACCTTGATAATATTCTAAAGATTTTTCTCTTTCAGAAGATAATGTACCTCCTAAAAAACCTAACGAATTATGTATGTGAGATTGTAAAGTATTTTTTAATTCTAAATTTTCTAGTCTTTCAATTTTTTTTGCCATAACTAAACTATATAACTTGTATCAACCTGGACTGGTTCTTTCCAATTAGTTTTTTGTCCACCAATAAATGTGCAGCCATATCTAAATGCGTCTGCTGGATGTGATGCAAAATTGTGTGTTGGTCTGTTTTTGAAACACTGATTTTTTTCATCCCATTTTTTTGAGTAAGCTTTTAATGCTTCTACACCCATTGATGTTTTTTCTTTATCAAAATAACAATTAGGTAATGCTTTTCTGACTGCCTCAATACCATCTTCAATAGAAAGTTTTGGTGCAATATCAAAAGATATACCTAATTCCAAAGCAATTTCCAACCTTGATTTTCCAAAAGCTCCTAATTCCCTAACTTTTATATCATGCGGAGCTATATGTCTATAATATTTATAAGGTTTGCTGTCCAGCAGGTCTGCATAGAAGTCTAATCCCTCACCTGAGTTTTCTTCATAATCAATAACTCTTATTTGATTTAAATGTCTTTGAACAAACCAGATTGCTGTGGAGTCTTTTAATCCTAAATCCCACCAAGTTTCTGTATCTAAGTTTTCATCATAAGGCACAGATGTCATTCTTTTTGCTGCTTCTAGCTTTTCTATAATAGCTCCATAATAAGAACCTGTAATAGCTGCTTGAAACGAACACTCAAACTCCTGGTTATATAGATCATCTGACATAGTATTTTGTGCAGATTGTAATTCTTCTTTGTCTAAGATTTCTGTTTGAGATGCTTTGAAAACCCCTGTCCACCAACCCTTTTGTTGTGCAGCATCTTTATGTAATTTGTAAAAATAATTCTGACCTTTTGGTGTACCTATGAATACACACCATCCTTTCCTGTCGGCTAATGCTGGTCTTATAATTTCTGGAAATAATGATGGACTAATATTCTGCGTTTCATCCATAACACATCCATCTAAAAAAATACCCCTTAATGCTTGATCGTTTTCAGCACCTAAGATTGTTATTCTTGAGCCATTAGGAAAATCACATCTAAGTTCTGATTCATTGAATTTAACAAATGGAATATTCTTGGCGAAATTTTTTATATAATCCCATGCTGTACTTTTACCCTGTTTGAATGTTGGCGATATAAAGGCATATCTAGGATTCGGCTGAGTATTAGTTAAAGCATCCCTTATCATGTGGTTAATGCACATTACAGTTTTGCCAGACCTCCTATGTGCAACAATAACATTGAATCTGCTTTTAGGAATTTGTGTGTGCAAAAATTTCTGAAGCTTTCTTGGTGAATATGGAATTACAATTTCTGACATTTAAAATAAAACCCTACCTAGTGAATAGTGTCATTCTCAGTAAAAGGCAAGTTTTCTATGTTGAGTTCTTTACCGATATATTTGGAGAAGTCTTTTGCATCTTCATAATCTTCAAAACCTTCAAAGTGAACTGATACAGAATTAGTTGCTTCTGAAACAAGAATGATTGCGTATATTTTTGGCTTTTCCATAGTCGGTCTCCTCATCTATTTATATATACCTCCTAATAACGTAAGACAACCTGCGTAATTTTTTTAGCGGTGGGGTTGCATTTAAAACCCCCAGCTTAAATTATTACAATACAATTATAACAAGCTCTGATAATCTTCTATTATGACTGCTATATGTAGGTTGCATAATACATTTTAGGGTTTATCTGCCTACAACTAGCAATTTATTTTAATTCTTATAGGTTGTGTAGGCAACTTTGTGCGAACAGGTTGGAAGATCAACAACAATAAATGTTGTATTACTTTACTTAATTAATAATTACTGTGACTTTTCCCACTTAACAACAAGAGGTGTTTCTGCGTTAAAACTGTGTTTAACTTGTTGTTTGTTAGAATATTTAGGCAATAAATGCGTTGCTTTCCACTTGGTTAAAGCGACAGCTTCTTTAACTAAATGACTGATAGCAAGGTCGCCTTTACCATTTATTTTGAAGTCTGCTATTGCACTTTCAAGCTGTGATGTAGCTTCACTTAATAGATAATCAACTCCGTCTTGTTTGGCTTGTTCATATTCTTGTCTCACTTTGGGCTTTTTGTGTAAAAGCTTTCTAAAGCCTTCCCATGATAATGACTTGGCTTCTAATACTCTTTTAATAGATTTACCCAAAGCTAATTCACTGAATATGGCTTCTAATACTTCTGCTGTAAATTTAATCTTATTACTCATAAATATGTTATTGACTAGGTATTGACAAGATAGTCATAATTTGTTATAAAATACCTATGTTGAATATATACAAAAAACCAACAAATGAAAGGGTAAAAAATGAAAGCATATAAAACAACTATTCACACTGATGGCGATACTGTCAATGTGGTTCACCATTCAACTAAAATTATTGAGCATGATTTAGTTAAAAAGACTATCAAACTTAATAATGGCGGTTGGTTCTCTAAAACAACAAAAGATAGGATAAATTCTTATTTCAATGAAAGCAATTTGACTGCTTTTGGCATATTCCAAAAGAAGGGTAATTGGTTTGTTCTTACACCTAACAATGACCACAAAAACGCATTACCTTATGAAAATGATATGATCTTGGAGGTTGCCAATGCTTAAAGCTTTCTATTTTGCTCTGTGTTATGTGTTAGCCATGTTTGGGTTGCTAGTCATGACACAGATTAACTTATGGCTAGGTTTATCAATGTTCTTTCTGTTCCTTGTTAAATTCTGGCTACAACTACCAACTTATGAGGGGGGAAGATGAGTATATTAGACAGCAGGGACTTAGAAGAAGAACTAAATAACCCTGATACAGAAGAAGAAAGAAAGAAAGCAATCAAAGAACTAAAAAAAGAAACTGAAAATTATGGTTGGGAACATGGAATAATTTTTATTTCTGAAATAGAATGGCAAGATTATTGTCAAAATTTTGCTGAAGATTGTGGTTATCTTGAAAGCTCTACTAATGGAAGCACAAATCCATTAACTTATTGCATTGATTGGGAAAAATGGTCTAATGAAATGGCTATGGACTACTCACAGTCAGACTTTGAAGGTACAAGCTATTACTGGAGGGAAGCATGAAAACAATAATTGAAGGTTTAATATTCTTTGCGTTTATGTACTTCTTGCTTTTCTATGGCTTAGAAATGGCAATGATATTTGAGCAACATATAATAAATAATAGGGGGATATAATGAAAAAATATATAGATAAATTTCATGTTTGGCACATGGTTTATAGACAAGAAATAATTTGGTTTGTTGTTGGTTTTGTTGTTGGAGCAATATTATTATGAGATATATATTTTATTTCTTTATGCTGTTCATTTTGGGTTGTTCTCAAATACAAGACTTTGACCCCAATCCAAGCACAACAATAGTTAAAACAATTTTAAAAGGGAACAAATGATGCTTGAAGTTTTTATAAATATGATAATGCAAAAAGAGTTTCATATATTGCTATTGACAACTATTGTAGCAGTTGTATATTTATCATGGAAGGAAAATAGAAGGGACTATGAAAGATATAAAAAATGGAAAGCTAGTCAAGGTTGGACAGACTGCGAATAAAATGCAGATTAAAACTGGTCATATACTTTGGTTAGAAAGTGAAACAAAAAAAAATATAAAAACAAGAAAGGACAAAATGTATTTACCTATAAAAAATAAAGATGTTTCAAGATACATAAAATATTATGAAGATTGGTATAATGTTTTTGACAAAGAAGGTTATAAATATGTCATTGAACAATTAAGTTATGATTATAATTTTGATTATAATAAATATTATAATGAAATAATGACTTCTCTACATAATTTTATTAAAGGTGGTGAGTTTTATAAGGTATTGGAAAAATAATATGCTTAGAAAAGGGGACATAGTTTATCATAGAGACAAACAAATTCATGGTTATGTTATTAAACCACCTACAAGGAACACTAGCGACTGTACTATTGTTGATCTTGAAAAAGAAATGCAAGGTATGACAGCTAAAATGGTAGTTAAAGAATATGACCTTGAATTACAATGCAATGGGGAGGGATAATGAAAGATATTAATTATAATTGGGTTGATAAGGAAATAAACAAAATAAATAAAAAAGATATACAGTTAAGAGAACAACAAATGGAAGAAGCTGATAATATTTTTTGGAAATATATTGAAAAATATCCTAGTTCAAGAAAGTATTTAGTCTTTTGGAACAAGCAAGAAAATTGTGGCAACGATACAGAATTGGGTCATGAATTGTTTCATTATATAGATTGCACACTTGAACAAAAAGGGGAGGGATAATGAAAAAATATATAATTAATTCAATGCCAGTTATGAGTAGAAACACAGTTGTTTATGCTACAAATGAAGATGAAGCATGGGAAATATATTGGGGTAATAAAAAAGGTAAAATAGATCATGCAAATATAGGTGATTTAGAATTTACTGATTTTAACGATTATGTTGACCCAGAACTAGAAGAAGCAAAGGAGGGATAATGAACAAAGATAAAATAGTTGAAGAATTAAAAGAAATCATTTTTGACTATCAAGACACAATGACAAAAGACGTTGAGCAATCAATAAAGAATTTGATTAGTCAAATTGAAATGAAAGAAGTAAAGGAGGAAAAATGAAGAAAAGCAAAAAGCAAAAAGAACAAGACCTAATGAAACTTCATACTTTAGTTATGAAAAAACTAGATGAAGCCATGATGTCCGTTGAAGCAAGTAATCAATGGAAGAAAGTTAAAGCTGATTATGGTTTTACTGTGGTTATGAGTTGGGTCGTTGAGGAGTGTCTTTATAGGTGGCTAGATGAAGCTTGTATTCATACTGTCAAAGATGAATTGAATAATAAGCTACAATCAATCACTACACATAAAGTTATTCAAGCAAAAGCTGATAGAGAAGAAGCTACACTAAATTAATTGGAGGTAGGCAGGGGGAAAAAGAAAGGGTAAGATTCCCCCTGTCCTGACTATCTTTGAGAAGATAGTTAAATACCTAGATATTGTGTTTAAACATTTTTATTATACTTGATCTTGAGCTTATCTGCAATTTCTTTTTCTAAGCTAGGATTTTTTTCAACAGCTTCCCAATATTCCCTGACAATTCGGTCAATTTCTGCGTCAGAGATATTAATACTGTCTAAATAGTTCAATAGACTAGGCAGGGGGGGTGTTTTCGGTAGTTGCTTCTTGTTTCTGTTGATTGCTTGTTGGTATCGGAAGTCAAAAGACTTCCTAGTCTTGTTAATAATATTGTGTATTAACTTTTTATTAGCCATATTCTAACTAGTATATATTTATATTATATCTTTATATCAGGTGTAATTATTTCACCTATCTAGGTGCAAAAGTTTCACCCTCACTGCTAGACCTTCCTAGCTTGTTTCAACAAGATGACCCCTTCTTTCTCTGCTTGTTTTAACTTTCTTTTTTCGTACAAAATCTTTTGTTGCTTACTCATTTTAGTTCTTAATCGTAGGTTGTGCAAAAGGATTGATTGAAAATCAGGATTATCTCTAAATATAAATCTATTGGTTTTACCTTTGCCTCTATTTTGCCATGTTATATGACCCAATAACTGCAATCTATCCAAATTTCTCACCAAAGTTTTAGACGATTTAAGCTTCAATCTTTTCTTTAGATACAGATGGCTAGGGGTACACCCTTTAGGAGCTGTCCTGAGCCTTCTGAGGAGCATTAAAAGGCATTTCTGAGTAGGTGTTAAAACCTGATCGTCTATTAATTCATGCTCTACTTTTAAGAATGGTTTACTTTTGTTCATTTTGGGTCATCTCATCAAATATAATAGTAGTATTAAAGCTAAAAGATATTCTCTCAGCAGTTGTATCATCACTATTAAATGGATAAACAAAATGCTTTAAATTTGCTGGAAACAAATAATAGTCTGCCAACATAGGTTGTACCAAATAATTAGCATTATTGAAAATGTTTTCAGACCCTTCACAAAACTCAATCCACCCTCCAACCTGATGATGTTTGGGTGCATTAATATGAGGTTTCATTTTAGGTAATTTTAAATATCCAACACAAGACAAGTCTGGACTTAAAGCTTTGTTAGTGAAATGTGTGTGGGTATGTAATGGGTTATAATCATTTTTCTTTTGTGTATTTGTCCATGCAGAATTAATTACACATCTTGCCATTTTATTATTTTTATAATGGCTTTCAACATAATGTTTAATAATATGGTCAAAGTATTTTTGCTTCCATTTCAACATAACTTCTGGACTAATTAATAATTGTTTATAAATAGTTCCAGCAAGTTTATCATCAAAGGCATATTGTTTTGCTTTGTCTGGGTTTTGCCTTATGTCGTATAAATCTTTTAAAAAATCTTCAATTAATTCTTTTGGCAAAGATGACTTGGCAATCGTTGAGCCGAAAGGTTTTAATAATCTACATTCTATTTTATCACTCATTTTTAAACTCCTCTATTGGTTTTAATTTTTCAATAGGTACAGACCAAACATAAGGTCTTGTTGTAATATTAAAGTTAGTCCATGAACCTTTTTTAGTTATATCTTTTGCAGAAATGTAGCCAAAAAATGTATATTTTGGAGTATCATCACCGACTAAAAAATAATAATCACTTTCTTTATACCCTTGTCTTATGATAAGATTGTTGGTTTTTTTTGTCATAAGTTGCGATCTAACTTGTATGCTCTTTCCGTCAATATGTAAATCAGAACCTTTAAAATTATTAACTGAATGTGTAAAGTAGCTGTCCATTTTTTTTGCAAGTGCTTGTTCACATATAGAACCTGATACTGTCATACCCCACTGCTTATAAATATCAAAATTAGCTCCATGACCCCAGCTTATATTCTGTCTCATGCTTTCTGTCTGTCGCAAAAGTCCAGTAATAGCAGAAGATAATATTTCTTCCCACTTCAATTCAATAGTTGGATAATCCATATATAGTGCAACCCTTAATTGTCATAACAATATCTTGTATATAACTTATAACCATTCTAAAACTAATTGCAAATACTTATTGACATCTTAATATAAATAGTAAATAAGTTGTCTATGCCAGAAAGGTTTATAGATGAAGCTTGGATTAAAGGGGATTTCAAGAAAGCAACCATATCAGCAAGTCAATCAGCTTTAAGTGATTGGGTTTGGTTTTTAAAATATCCTTTTTCTCTTTACGCAAAATTCAAAAAACAGAAACCAAGCATTAGTTTTCATGCTGGGACAAAAGTACACCATTATTTTCAACAAATTATACAAAAGAAAATGAAGATAGAAGATGTGCAGCAAGATTTTAATAAATCAATAATTGAAATTGATTTAAGTGAAAAAGAAAAAGCAAAAGCTAATTTTATAAAAGAAAGAATTATTCAATATGTGCAAAATCATATCAATGCACTTATAGAAATATCTAATAACGCACATCTTGATAAATGGAATTGTGAATTATTTTTTAGTGAGTGGTATGATGAAAAATATTTTAGCAAACATCTAGGTATAGAAACAGAATTATATGTAGATTGTGCCTCTGAATTTTTACAAAAACTATCTGAACATAAAAATAGATTTGGTTCAGTATATAAATATAAAGATAAAAAAGGTAATTCTACTTGGAAATGGAGAAAGTCTCAAAAAATTAGATCACCACAATTTACACACTGCATACAAACAGCAGTATATTCAAAGTCATTACCAAATTATAAACCTCACTTAGTTTATGCTGATGAAGAAAACTACACCATATTTAATCAAGATAATTGTTATGAGTTAAGTCCAGCAGGATTAAAATACTTCTTTGAAAAATACATTCAGATCAATATTAGAAGACAAGAAATGTTAAGAATGGCAGATGGAGATATAAAAAAGTTAGCCATGATAATTGGGATTGATTGGTCTGAAATAAGAAATAGAGAAAACAATCCTATACTTAACACTATACAAGATGAAGACATACAAAAACTAGAGGAGTTCTATGATAGTTTGTGATGGTATATCACCAGAAGACATAAAAAGAATTATAAACAGTAGAGTTCTTGAAAAGCTAATCAAGGATAAAGCTAAAGAAGTTTATGATGATGAAAAACAAAAAGAAAAAGAAGAAATCATTGGTAATGCAAAAGGAAAGGAAGGAACAATTTGACTAAAAATATTTATCAAAAATTAAAATCTGCTTCAGAAGAAGCAAGAATGGTTAAGAAGACAGAAAAAAAAGGTGGAATGAATTTTAATCCATTAGAGCATGACGCAGTACAAGCTGTGGCTATGGAGGTCTTAAATAAAAATGGTTTATATCCATACTGCACTTATAAAGATTTCAACATACAAGATATGTTTGTTCAAACTACTTGTAAGATGACTATTGTAGATGTAGATAATCCAAAATCTTTTATTGAAATTGAAACTCATGCTATTGCAAAGACAGATAAATATGGTTCAGGAAATTGTATGTCTTATGCAAGAAAGTATGCTTTTTTAAATGCCTTAAATTTAAGAACAGGCATGAAAGATGATGAGGTAGAAGCAAAAGATAATGAGGATGGTTATAATGCACAACCATTATATAAAAAAAACAACTTAACTACGACAAAAAAAAAGATTTCTTTAGATAATAAAATTGAAGCTATTGAGGTTCATTTATCATCTGAGAAACCTGATTTAACCACTACCAAAAAATTGATAATGGAATTTAAATCAGACAATAAAAATGATTATGATGATTTTATCAAAAGCGAAATAGGTAAAAGACTTATAGTCTGTGAAAATAAGCTAACAAAACTCAAAACAAATAGGAGATAACATGGGTGATTTCGTACTAAAAGAAGGAACAGGATATATGAACAGGGATAATGAAAACCCTGATAAATTCTGGGGTTCATTTAAAGTAGATAAAGACTACAAAAAAGGTGAACAAATAAACTTAACAGAATACATCAATCGTAAAGATGATGGTAAAGAAGTTCATAAATTACAAGTTAGAAAACCAAAAGTATAACTTGTAGTAGGGGTGCTGGGTCATTTTTCCTCCCTAAGGTTTACGTAAAAAAAACATTCAGCACCCTTCTTATGAAAACTTTTTTCTTGTATTTGTTCTTCACAACATCTGCAACAAGCTATGACTTTTACAAAATAAAAGTAAAAGACTTTACGACTTGCCAAGATGCTTTAGAAAAACATACAAGCATTAGTTATGATGATGGAGTTATGTATAAAAACAAAAGAATATTTATGTATTATTGTAAAACAAAGGATGGACAATGGGCAAAGACGACAATATCAAATGGATTGATATAGGAACTAAATTGACAAAAGAATTATTAAAAAGAAAACAAAAAGAATATGGAGACTTTGAAAGTAATGCTTACATTATAGCAAAGTTTATAAAGTCAGTGTTGGAGGTTGTTAATAAGCAAAAGTTAAAAGTACCTATAACTATTGTACCTCAACTTATGATTGTGTTAAAACTTACAAGAACCATAGAAGATGGTAGTAAATCAACACTTCATAAACCTGACACATTTGCGGACATCAAAGGTTATTGTGATCTATTAGATGATATGGTGAAGCAAATAGAGAAAGATGAGAATGGGAAATAAAGTATTTTATAGTCCAAAAATCAAACAAATTATTGATTTTATGATAGAGTACCATAAAAAGGAACAAGCTTATCCTAGACTAATTGAAATTGGAGAAGCTTTAAATTTATCTAAACAAAGGATTGGTATTCTTATGAAAAATGCTGTTAAGCTTGGTTTGGTCAAAGAGATGGATGTCTTTATGAGAAAGTATCATTTGACAAAATCAATTAAAAATAGTAAATTTAAAGTCAATAATTACTATGAGTTGTAATAAGTTATCAACTTATGAAGTTGTGGTAGTTGTTGAAGAAAAATTCAACAGTGTTCAAGATGCTGTTGATAACAAAGACGCAATAGGAGAACCTGTTGTTAAAGTTGTTAATAAGAGGTTCTTGAAGTCTAACATTAAGTTGGAGGATAAACATGGACTACGATCCAAAGAGGGTAAGGGAAGCTCAGGAGAGACTGGAGAGAGCAGTTAGGGTAATGCAGAAAGCTAAAGCTCTTGTACAGAAAAAGAAAAATCAGATTGCTGTAATCAGTAATCAAATTTTATCTGAGCAAAATAAACAAATTAGAATTTCAAGCTAGAGAGAAATTCTAAAAACAAAAAAGGCAAACTAGAAGAAAGGAGAACTATCGCTATGGCAAAATGTCAAGATAGTAAAGAAACAATCATCAGTCAGCATATAGGTAAGAAAATAAGAAGAAGAAGAATTGAGTTAGAGATGACTCAAACTGATCTTGGAAATCATCTACCTACAAGCTTTCAACAAATTCAAAAATATGAGAAAGGAACTAATGCTGTGTCATCACCAAAGCTATTGTATTTATCATTAGCTTTGAAAGTTCCAGTGTCTTATTTCTTTGAAGGATTTGATATTGTTAAAGGTGTAAGTAATATTGCTTACAAAGATAATCCACCAGAACTGCATAGAGGTAATCAGGTAAAAAATGCAAAGTATTATCCTGATCCACAAGCAGTTGAAGATCAAGTGATTATAGAAAAGTTAGAAAAAATAATTTAATTAATGGGAGTTAGGGGTGTCCTAAGAACAAGGTACACCCTTAACTCAAGGTATGCACCTAAACTATATTAGGTTTCTTTCTTAGGTTCAATCTCTAATTGTCTCTCCTCATCATCCTTTTTCATACAAGCATAATGAGCAGGTATTCCACCCATAAACATTACAAAAGATTCATCAGAAACAATCATTTGATTGCAGTATTTGCAAAGACCAACATTTCTAATAATGTTTTTTTTTCTGTTCCAAGTCTTTTTACGTCTTAGCATAATTTGGTTTTTTACCTTTTCTTGTTCTTCTTTCAGCTTTCTTTTTTCTTGATACAGCAGAAGCTCTTTGACTGGCAGACATTGATCTTACTTTTGCTATAGGCAAACATTTAGGATAGTTTCTTCTTTTCTCACCTTTACTTCTACCACATGGTGGATATGAACCATCTTTTCTTCTATTGGCAATATCAACCCACTTTTCAGATGTCCACTTTCTTAAACTCATCTTCTTTTCTTAGATTTCTTTTTACCAACTTTACCTTTACAATATTTACTAGCCCACATATTTGCGTATGCACTAGGATATACTTTAAACTTTCTTTTGGCGGCAGCTTTACCTGCTGGACATAGTTTTGCCATTATTGAAACTCCTTTAATATTTTTAATTTATCTTCGGCATCAGCTATTTTAATAATGAGTTTATCTAACTCTGTTATATGCTGGGGATGTTCACCAATGCCAACACTATTGTTGAGATATATATGAACAGTTGCATCTGCTTCTGCTATCTCTGCCTCATACTTTTTTTCTAACGCATCTAATAATGCTTTCTTCATCCTCTATGTTGCTTTTGTACCATAAATGATGCAGATTTTACAGCACCTTTGTGGGGTTTATAAGCACCCTTCATAAGTTTATAGCCACCTTTTTTTTTCATCCAGTGAAATCCTCTAGGTGCTTTTACTGTTTTCTTCATACTTTTTTCTTTCTTTTTTTCTTAAGCATAGCAAAGTCTGCACCAGTTATTTTATCAAATGGTGCTGCCATTTTTGCTATCTTCATTTGTTTCTTACTATATTTTTTATTTTTACCTTTTGGCATATTATCTCCTTTGTTATTCCCTCCAACAACCCAGCTTAATCATTAAGCTTCACCTAGTATTTTTTCTTTTTTTTGTTTTTTTTCTTTTTATTTTTCTTCTTCATTTTTTTATTGTACATGGTTTCTCCTTTTTATTACCAGTTTTTACAGCTCCAGTACCTTGCACTGAAGACATCTTTAGCTGTAGCACATTTATGTCTTGCTCTAAAGCTCTTTCTAGCTGCTGAATTTGATTTACGAATTTTCATATTAGCATCTCCATATCTAATAATCTTTTCTCTACCACCTTTACAGGCTTTGACTACAAATTTTTTACCACCAGACACTTGACGTTTAGGACTATTACACTTCATACTAGATTTATCTATCGCCATTCTATATATCCTTCGCCTTTATTTTTAATTAATGATTCTTTTCTGTTATCAGATTTTTTGTAAGATACATGAATCCAACCACTATCAGGTACATCCTTTATATAGTATTCGCTTATAAGTTGATCGAAGTCAAAGTTGTTTTTTATGTGTGATGCAACCTGTCTGTTATCAAATCCTGCTATTTCAAAATCACAAGCTTCTCCTTTACAATGTTGAGATTGCCTTGAAGATTTAATCGCCTCTGATAATTCAGGACTGCGAAATCCAGATGTAATAGTTATAGGTCTGGACTCATAATATTCTCTTAATGGTTCTAATATGTTCTCACATATCGCCTTTAGGTTTTCTATCTGTTCTTCGTTGGGGATATTATCTATTCCCATTCTTAAAGCTGTTGATGACTTAATCATTTCTTCAAGACTAAAATGTTTTGATAATTGCATTATGCTCCTTTTTCTAAAGTTTTTGTATCATAGTAACAATTAAACTTTACTATAATCTCATGTTTAATTATCTCTTTTTTACCTATTTCTTCAGTTTTTTCAATAGCTTCAGTATATCCACCAATTAAACAATCATATAAATTATTAAAATGACCTATGAAATGTGGCTTCATACAATCACCAGCTATTTGACTACACATTATCATTACTAAAGCTACCTTCATGGGTGTTCCAATAACATTTTATTTGTTTTCTTCATATCGGTTAATTTGTCCTCTAATTCTTTTAATTTTTTATTTGATTTTTCTAAGTCTTCATTAGCATATTCTAGCTTTTGCAAACACCTCTTGTTAGCAGAATCTTTGCTTTTATTCTGATCCTCAAGTTCATCAACTTGTTGTTTGAGTATTCGGACTTGATCTTTATACTCATTAATAATCTCTCTACTTGTGTCGGACATAAGTTTTGATTTTATTTATTTTTTCTTAAAAGTAGATACACCTTTTATACCTAGTATTGTACTGAAAGCACCTACCACAAGAGCTTGATAGAACATTGGAAGGTTAGAAAATTTATTAAAGAAAATATCTATCTTCGCTTGTATATCAGGGTCATCACTAAATACAGACCAAGCAAGTAAAAGCAGGGGAATTGAAATAAGGATAAGACAAAATTCATCTTTCCAATCATTTCTATGTGAATCAATGACAGCTTTCTTAAACTCAACTTCACCATTAGCCATTTTCTCAGCTAACTTAAGTTCAGCAACTGATTCTAATTCTTTGGTTCTTCTTCTATTAGAAGCAATAGACATACCTGTTTTAATAATGCCTGGCACTAATTTAGATGCAATATTTAACCACATAGTCTATTTATAAAAGTCTTTGAATAACCAATCAAGATATTTCTTCCACAATTTTTTGATAAAACCCATAGTAATTTACTCCTTTTTTTATGGTTTATAGAGGACATAAGTTAATGTTAGTTCTTGATCTGCTTTAATATCTTTGTTTGTTTTTAAAAACCATCTATTGTTATGTTTTTTTTTAACACAATTAGAATCTTCAGAATGATTAATCCAACCTCCTAAAGGAGTTCTTATAATATCATTGTCAATCTCTATGTGTGTCATACCTATTGTTGTATCTTTAGGTATCTCTGCAAGACTATGTAAACCCAATCCATGTATGTTAGATTTTTTTATAGTTAAATAAAATGGTAATGGTTTATAGTTCATTTTATTTACCTTCAAATACAGGTCTATCAGGATTTTCTTTTTTCCAACCATCTTTTAATACAGTCCAATAGCTAATACTTGCATCAGGTCTATCATCAGAATATGTTGTAGATGTAACACCTAACTTTAAACACATATTAATTAATTCAGCAAACTCTACTGGTGGTGGATTAATTCTAGGAACTCTTTTACATTCTTTTACAAGTTCAAGTTGGGTCTTTAATTTTTGTTTCTTCTTCTGTTCAGCAATATATTCATCATCACAGACTGTGCCGAAAGGCATACGAAATCTAAAACCTAACATTTGATTTTGTGATTCAGCACTAGACCCTGACTTGTATTCGTTTTGTCTAACTTCTGAGTATGTTTCCCAATAACCTTTTTCACAAGCATAAGCACCATCATTTAAATATTCGTTTCTAGCTTGTGCTGATATTGCCACACATAAAAAAAATGCAATCCATAATAGATTAACGATTAAGGTCTTTAATATCGTATTCATGTTGCCTCACTTGATCTGCTAATTGTTGAAAAATATTTTCTGCCATATCCCATGTAGCTTCTGCTCTAGCCAATCTTTGTTTTATATCATTGACCATTTCTTTTTGTATCTCTAAGTCTTTAGTTACTTGTGTTAATATTTCTTTATTAACTTGAATAGTATCTGTCATAGTTAAAACATATCTAACAGATGTAAATGTACCAGCTAGTATAGCTCCTACTACAGGAACTATAACTATATTTTTTTTAAACCAATCTAATTTACTTTTGTTTTTTTTAATTTTAATCATAATTAACTTTTTGATATACTTATTATTTTACCATCTTTTACTTCTGCTTTTACTTTGGTGCAAACATAACTTACTCTTGCACCACTATTTCTATTTGCAATTCTTTTTTTTTCTAAACACTTAGAAACAGTAGGCATAAGTGTATGTTCTTTTAATACAGCAGGTTCACCTAAAAACATTAATAATGCAATAACAGTTTCCATTTAGTGACCATTCATTTTTTTCTGCAACATATCTATCTGTTCTTTAAGATGATCTATGTTTACTTTATTGTATCTTGATGCGTCTATTTCTTTTTCTATGCTTTCTATCTGACCAGCAAGGTGTTCAATAAGCATATACATCTCTAAGTTCTTAGGTTCTTGTTCTGCTTTTTTAAGAAGATCAGCTTGAAATAATGTATCTGCTGTTTCTAATCTATTAAGTCTTTCTTCTATACCAAAGTAAACCCACACACCAATAGCAACTCCTGCAACAATAGATAAAATTGTTTTAAGGTCTGTGCTTACTTTTGTGCCTTCGTTAATCTTCATAGTTAATCATCAAAAGTCTTATACCTAATTTCTTTTGCTCCCTAGTTGGTGTTCTATGTATTTTATAAGAACCTTTAGGTTTATTCTTTAATATTTTACCTTTAGCTCTTTTACGATATGTAATTGTCTTAATATCTAAAAGTTGTATTTTACCATTTTTATCTACAATCACAATATCAAAAGGACAGGTAGGGTCACAACTTTTTGCTACATAATAACCAGCTTTAGTAAGCTTTGCTATAGTATCATATTCTCCAACAGTTCCTTTGATGGATGATTGTTTGCCTTTTAAGACAGAAGATTTACGACTAAGTTTATTAGACCACTTAGACTTATTGTTACAGCTACCCATAGAAGTTTATAGATTGTACCTACTTTTGAATCAAGGTGTGCAAGATGATTGTCTCTAATATTAGTTATTTTCTCATGGATAACTTTTAACTCACCTTGAATTTTAATTATTTCTTCTGAATTTTTTTGTGATTGTGATTTCATCTTTTACCGCCAAATTCTTTTATCATAGTGTCAAGATATTCTTTACCTAAATAACTATCAAGAAGTCTTCTCTCATCTTTTGATAATTTTTCTATCTCATATCTCATCAAGTAAGGAGCTAAATCAGTGTCTCTTTTTATTTTTTCAGAAGCATCTTTTTTAATATCTGTTAAAGCTTTTTTTAAAACAATAACTTTTGTTTCTTCATTTAATCCCTGATAGTAAGGAGAATCAACAAGAACAGATATACCTATAGCAATTTTAGGTGCTATTATTTTTTTTAATGCTCCATCTAATTCAGGTATTCTTGTGCTTTTAAAAATTTCATTTCTTGTAAATTGTAATCTGTCAAACTCTTTTTCAGCAGAATTTTTAGGAGCTTGAAATGTAATTCCAGTAAACTGTCTTACACCAGGTGATTCCCTTCTAAGTATTCTTGGAACTGGTATGCCTTGATCGTTGTACTCAATGGATGTTGAAGATGTTAATGGAGGATAATCATTTGGAACTGGTATTCTTTTTTTAAATTCACCCACAAAAGGGTCTTTAGATATATCTTTTACAACAGTCATTTCTGGAAAAAATGAACCAGCTAAATCTGTCCATGTTTGTAAAGGAACAGCAAAACCTGATAATAATTTTCCAGCAAATTTTTCCAATTCTTCTCCTAATTTTATTTTAGGATTTTGACCAGTAGTTGCTTGAACAATTCTATCTACTAAATATAAACCAGTACCAGCTCTTATACCTAAAAAAGCAGCAGCAAAATCTTTTAAACCTATATTTCTTAGTGTTCCATCTTGTTTTCTTTTAACTAAGTCAGCAACAAACAAATAAGAAGCAAATGGATTTAATGCTCTTGTATCAATAGTTCTATTTCCAACATTAAATTCATACCACTTTTCTCCTGCATAAGGTTGACTTCTCATCCAGTAAGCAAGACTTAACATTCCTGTTCCTAATACAGCTCTACTTATTTTAGATGTATCTCCTGCTTTTAAAGCTAATCTTTCACCTTTGCTTAAAAAATTTAACAAACCAAGCGGACTAAAATCTATATGAAATTTTACTGAGTTCATTAAAAATCTTGGAAAAGGTAGAAGTAAAGAACCTGTAAAAGGAATTTTATTTACAAGATTTATAAAAGCATTAGCAAATTGTTCATACCCACCACCATACTTATCAAAATTTTTAGCAAATGTTACCTCAAGAGCATCATCTACAGCACCTGCTATATCTTCTTTTCTAATGGTTAATGTTTTATTGTTTTGAATTATTTGTCTTAAATCTTTTCCTTTATAAAATTGTTTATTTGATGCAATTCTTTCAGCAAGTGAAGATTGAAATATAGCTCTCCTTGTAATAAATTCTTGACCTTTATTTACAACATTCAACAACTGCACAGCAGCTTCTGTTTTATCTAATATACCACCTTTTGCAGCTTCTTTAAAACCTCTTGCAACAACATCATTACTAAATCTTAAAAACAATCTATCTTGTTCTTTAGGAAAAGATGAAAGAATTTTATCTGTTTCTTTTTTTACTATCTTAAAATTTTTAGGTCTAAATTGTCTAAAAATATTTCCCATTCCTTTGAGTGATTCTAAGGGATCAGCAAATTGAGTTATTTTTAAATTTGGATTTATTTTTTTTGCTAAATTTTGCATACCAGCATCAAGACCTTTTTGCATTACATTTAAACCACCTCTAGTTACTTGTGATTCAAAGTTTCTTACAGCAGTTGCTAACTGTGTAACCATAAGACCTCTACGAATATTATCTAACCTTCTCCAAAATCCTCCTGCTGTATCTAAAAGATCACTTTCTTTTAAAATCATTTCTTTAAATTGTTTATCTGCACCTGGAACTTTTGCTAATTTATTAAGCTGTCTTTGTATTACCGATAAAGATTGTAAAGTACGACCAGCATCAGAAGCATTATAAGAAAAAAATTTGGCAAAGTCTTTATCTGTTACTTTATATTTATTTAATATTTTAATAAATGTATCATCAGCAACTCTGCCTGTATAAATTAAATCAGCTATTTGTTCATTAATTTTTAAATTAGGATTTCTTACAACTTTACCTTCTTTTAAAATTTCTAATGATGCTTTTTCAACTGGTTCAGTTACAGATTTTTTCAAAGCAGGTCTTGTTATAGCAGGTGGAACATCTACACCTTCTAATGTTTTTTTTGTTCCAAGTGTATCTTTTATGCTTTGTGTTTGTTTATATTTTTCCTCAGCAATAGTATCTAATGTTTTTAATTTATTTTTTGATTCATAAATTTTATCTTGATTTTCTCTTGATAAAACTTTGATATTATCTAAAACTGTTTTTTCATTTAATTTAGCACCAGCACTAATTTTAACATTATCAGCTCCTTTGGTAATGTTTGCTAAAACTTCAAAAGGAATACCAAGTAAAGCACCCTCAGCAAACATTTTTGCTCTAGCAGCATCTTCGCTGTCTGTGCCTACAGCTTGTAAATAATTAGTTAATGGATTTCTAAATGTTGGAGATGACTCTACTAAATTTGATAATCTTTTTTCGTAAGGAGAAAAAGAAACTTGCTCTGCCAAACCACCTTTACTTAAAACTTGTATTGATCTTAAAACTTTGTTTTTAAATTTTGGAATTTTTAATAAATCACCTGCTTTATCCACACCTTTAAACCCTACAGCAAAACCTAAGAGGTCTCTTGATAAACTGCCACCAAAATAATCAGGTTCTTCTATTGTAGGTAATTTAAGATCAATAATATTTTCCTCTACATTAGGTAATTTTTTTGCAACATAATTAGTAAAATCAATCGTACCTTGAGCTAAATCTCTAGCAGAACCACCATAAGTTCTTTTTATAACTTGTTCTTTAAAATCTTTCCATGCTGAATATTTAAATTCATCTTGAACTTTTTTATAATCATTACCACCATCAATAACAGAACCTTTTAAAACATCTGTTTCTTCTTTTTTATCTTCAGAAAATAAACTTTTTAAAGATACACCTTTTTCTTCTTTATCTTCAGAAAACAAACTATTTAGAGATACTCCCTTTTCTTTTTTTTTCTCAGGAAATAATTCTTCTAATGTAGCCATTTTTCATTATTTTGGAGCTGGAACAGGAATCATATTCTGTCCATCCCATCTATAAAATTTATCTTTAATTTGATATAGCTGATTTGATTTAAGAAGTTTTTCATCAGGCATTGAATCTAATACTACTGCTGTATTTTGTGATTCTATACCTGACTTAATGAGTTCATCAATAGCATTTGTATTGCCTTCTATTTTATTTTTGTAAAGAGATTTTTCTGCTTTAGATAAATTTTCATAAGCTGTATCAAAAGCTTCACCAGTTAAACCTTTCATTTTATTGTAAACCGCTAAAACCTCTCTGCTTAAAGTAGGTTTTTCTAATTTTGTTTTTAATTTAGTTTGTATGTAAAGCTCTGGAGCAATTTCAAATATTTCTTTATCTTCAGGAGGAACTTTGTCTGCATATTCTTTTATTAATTTTCTTTTTTTTTGAGCTGTTCCTAATCTTGCAGCAGTTTCAGAAAACTTCATACCTTGCATAACAGAATCACCAGCAGCCATACCAGGTGTTTGTCCTCTTTGACCTCTTGAAAATAATGAAGCACCAATACCTACAAATGGATTTGAAGCTATATCGTATAAATTTTGTGTATCAGGTTGTTCAAATGTGTTTAATAATCCACCACCCATCTCACCACCTTGTCCTATTAACCCTCTAGTACCTTGATCCGTCATAACATCTGATGTTCCTGATGGAGGTTGTCCGTACATATATCTTCTGTATAAATCTATTAATGCCATTATATTAATCCTTGTCTTCTTGCTTCTGTAAATATTCCATAAGATGGACTTACATTAGGAGCAGATACAGTTAAATTTATATTTTGTTTAGCTGTATCATATCTGTTTAATATATCAGACCCTGCTTGTCCAACATTACCAAAGAATGTTTGAAACACAGATGTTGGTAATGCTTCGCCACTAATCAATCCTGGTAATTGTGGTATTGCTTGATTAATAGCATCACTATCTAATGTCTGACCCTTAAGATAATCTTCTGTTGTTAAAACTCCACCTGTTTGTGCATAGTCTGGTGATAATCTTCTACCATCATATCCTAAAGTTTTTAATGCTTGGTCGTTTTTATAAGCATCTTTTGCTGATCTTACCACAAGTCCTGTTAAAGAAAAACCTGATTTTGCAAATGTTTCCAAAGGTTGATCTCTAAATGTGTCAACATAAGTAGCTGCATCTGCATCTATTTTGTCTGTATATTGATTATAAAAAGCATCTTCTCTTATATTATCCAATGTTGTTTCTAAATTTTCTTGTATATAAGATTTAGCTTCTCTATCAACATTAGGTTTACCAGTATCATATTTTGAATTTGCTATACCTTGTAATTGATTAAGCATATCAACTTTAGCTTTATCTGATATTGTTGAGTCTAATAAATAACCTTTAATGTTTGCTGTATTATATTCTAAACCAGATACAATACCTTCGCCTTCAGTTCTAACACCTGTAAATTTACCTGTGCCTTGTTCAAAAGTTGGAACAGCAACAGCACTTACATTTTGATAAGCTTGTGTTTCGTAATCTTTTAAATTTTGAGTTTCTCTAGTTAAAGCAGCAGCATCAGATTCTCTTGAAGCCGCAGCACTTTCCATAATTTCATTATAAGCTTCTTGATCGCCACCAGCTCCACCTTCAGCTACAGAATAATCCATAATAGATTCTGTTGCTAAACCTGATTCTACGTCTGCTGTTGATCTGTCTGAACCGCTAGAATCAGAACCTGAACCTGAACTCATGTTAGCTCCTTATAATATGATTGCTATGACAAAAAGAATGAATAATCCAATTAAAAACTTTGAAGGGTGTTTTTGGATATAGACATCAAAATCATAATAAATTTTTTGTAATTTTTTCATTATAATAATCCTCCTAATACTCCACCTAGTCCACCAAGTATTGCACCAGATGCACCGCCTAAACCATAACCAATGGCAGCACCACCTAAACCTGTTGTAAATGGATTGGGTGTGAATTGTTGTTGAGTTGATGTTGTTGGAAAACCTGAAGCTAAAGGTGAAACAATACCAGCATATTGTTGTAAGTTTTGAAATGGAGATAATTGAGCTTGTCTTTGTAATTGTTCAAGCTGTTGTCCTGTTTGAACTAATGTTGGTGTTTGTCTAGCAACTTGTAATTGTCTTCCTCTTTCAGCTTCTGCTGCTTGAAAAGCAAAAGGTAAAGCTTGTTGTGCAACTTGTGTTGCTACTTGTTGTTGAGCCATAGGAGATGTAGGTGTTCTTCCAGCTCCTGAAAATTGTTGTGCAACTGATGTATAAACATCACCAGCAGCTCTTTGTATTAATGGATTTAAATATGGATTTGCAAAAGCACCAGACAAAGTATCAGATAATTGTTGTTGAGCAGCAGTTCCTAATGTTTCTTGTCCAGCAAGACCTGTTAAAGTTTGTTGTGTTGGAGCTACATATTCACCAACTCCTGATCCATAAATCTGACCTGCTTCTGAAATAATTTGATTTAATGCTGGTTGTGCTGCTGCATAAGGTTGCACTGATTGTGTTCCTGTACCTGCTCCTGCTGATGATGAACCGCCTCCGCCAAAACTCATTTTTTCTCCTCTTGTTTTATTTTTTTTTCTAACACAACATGGGTTCTTTTATACCCATAATTGTTTAAAATTTTTTGCCAACCTGGTCTAGCAATTAACTCCATCATTTGACATTCTTCATCTTTTGCAAACTTCTCAATGTCTTTGACTAAGTATTGCCACTTATGTCTTTGTCTGCCAGTCATAATATAGATATGACAAACTTTACCTAACTTTCTTTTTATAAGTTCTGTAACTACAACACCAAAATATTTTTCTACTGATGTTGCTTTAGACTTATCCCACAAAACCCAGATTTGAAATTTACCATCCTTTGCAGTCTGTAAAACAAATTCTGAATCAGTAAGTTGACTTGAATAATGTAAGGCATCTCTAACATCTTTTTCAACTAGACCCCAAACTTTATCAAGTTCTTTGATAGGTATTCTAACTAATTCCATAAATACACTAATAAAACACTATTGTTAAGCACTTTTTTCGTCAAATATCTCCAAATAGCTTATCATGCCTTCAATTTTGTTAGCAGTATCAACTTGTATCTTAACTATATCCCCACTCTCTAAAACAAGCGGAGCTACTACACCATTATCTGTAGTGTCGGCTGCTATGTCCTTATGATAGATTTTAAAAGAAGCAGATGCAGATGTATCTGTAACAGATATTTCAGTTTGTATTGCACCACTATGATCGTTGTTTATTTGTATGCTTTTGATGATAGCTGTTCTATCAGTAGGACAAGTATATACAGTTGTTAAATTTGTTGTACTTAAATTAAAACCTGCGTTCTTATAAACATTAGCCATTATCTTGCCGTAGCTATATCGCCATTTGATGCTACGAAAGGTTCAGCAGCCATAGCTAAATATAAATAACCCTCATTACCACTATTTGTTCTTGCATCATTAGCTTTCATTTTAAATCCATTAGAATGAAATTGGATTTTTTCAGCAGAACCTATTTCTGATTCAGTATTAGATGTGTTTGACCATAAGACAGTACTCATAGGATTAATGTCATAAGAAACTGAGTTTACAGTTGGTCTTTTATTATCAAATATACTCCATTCTCCATAGCTTGTAGAAATATTTATTCCTTTTAAAAGAACAAAAGCTGGTTTGAAACCAGTATAAGCAAACGCACCATTGGTTGTAGAATTTCCCATATATTTTCCACATTTAATAAAACCATTTGTGTCAGCAAAACAATAAGCAATTAAAGTGTTACCACTTCCATTACTTCTAAAACTTGTTCCAACAGAAAATACAGAACTTGTTGGAGCTGTACTATTGAAAGCAGTAGAATCACTAGCTTCTGTGCTAGTTGTATCTAAAGAAATTCTATAAGTTGCCGATGTTAAAGATTTATGATAAACTATCCAATTAGCACTTTGAGAACAATTTTTTATCATAATCATTCTAGGGGCTGTACTTAACCCATGTCCTACTGTTGCGTTAGCACCTGTTCCTGTAAATTTAACTATTGAAAAACCTGTAGAAGCAGTTGTTGAAACTGTTGAAGTTATAGAGCCATCTGTATTTGATGAACCTGTTGAATTAGCTGCTTTCCAATTCCAAGATACAAAATTATCTCCATTAGATGAATTCCAACCTCTATCTCCTGTAGATAAAGTATAACCATCTGCATCAAAAGAAGTAATAATTCCTTGTGTACCAGCAGCATTAGCTGTACTACTTGATAGTTGAGAAGAATTACTAGAACTTACCCATCTTACTTTATCAACTATTTTATGATTGTCAGCATAACTTCTGTTTTTAGTCCAAACCCAATCAGGTGTAAAACCAACTCCTGTCAATGCTTGTGCTGAACCACTACCTGTATATAGTTTAGTCTTAAAATAATCTTTTGGTTGAAAACTAATGAATGCCATATTATCCAAACTCCTTTAAATTTTTTGTGCAAAGTGTATAAAATCCTGTAGGTACTGCATATTCCATAGCACCATGACCATTTGCGTCTGCGTTTGCACTTGCCACAGCCGAAGTTCCAAAATATCCTAAACCAAAATTACAATTCCAAAGTGTTCTAGTTCCACCCCAATCTAATGCACAGAAAAAATAACATCCAGCAGGAGTTTCAAATGGGTCTGTTATAGTAAATCCATTTGCTCCAGTTGATGGATTTTGACTAGATACATAAGTTCCATTTTTTGCTAAATACAATTTATTGTTATCACAATCTATTGCAACAGATATTATATCATTAGTTGTGTAAGTGCCAATCGCATTTTGAACTCTAGCATTATTACTCCAAAGATTACCTGCATCTCCTGATACTGTTGTATTATACCAAGCATAATTATGTGCTGTTTTTCCTGTCCAATCTCCATTAGCAGTTCCATAATTACTAAAAATACCTACAACATTATCATTGTTTGCTGTATTAGTTTTAAATTCTGCATACCATTTACCTTTATTAACTCCAATAGTAGAACCAAAAGGTCTATAATTTGAACCAGCAGCTTGAACAGTTAAATTATTATGACTAAAAGTAGCATTTTCAGCCATACTTGAACAATCTAAATTATTCAATGTAGCAAAAAGATTTGTAGGAGTATCTTGAACTTGTAAGAATGTTCCTGAAACTGCTAATGTGTTTGATTGACCTGAGCTGTCTGTACCCATAGCACCACTATTGTCAAATTTTAAAAAGAAACCATTAGTTCCATAAGTTACTGATGGTGCAGTTTTTGGAGTCCAAATTCCTGAAGTAGCATTAAATTCTCCAAAAGATGACGCATCATAAGCATAGCCATCACAATAGTGAAAATGAGATACAGTACCTTGTACATAATTACCTGACCCACTATAACTTAAAAGATATGGAGTATGTTGTATTTCTAATTCAACATCTTGGTTTGGATAACTATTTGTATCTAATGGTTGTTCTACACCATTTATATAAAGTTTAGCTCTATTTGTATTTGTTGATTGCGTTGTATCTACTTTTGCTACAATATGATACCAAGATGCAATATCTTCTAATTCTGTAGTTGTTCTTAAATCTAAAACTGATGAGCCACCATTTCTTCCAGTAAGTCTTAATTGGTCATAAGGTGAATTTTCTTGATTAATATAAAAAGTTAATCTGTTATCATTACTTGCAGCACTATTAAAAAAACACATATCACTTGTTGTTGAACCATGATCTCTTACCATTGGTTTTTTATACCAAAGAGAAAAAGTAAATTTCTTTTTGCTTGTTGGTGTTCCTGCTGTTCTTGTTAATGAGACTCCCATAATATTATCCTATGTTATAAATCCTGAGTTATTAATTCCTACTGTTATTGTTATACTGAAAGCTCTGTCTGCCGTTTGACCTTGAGCATCAGTAGCTCTAATTGTAAAGCTGTAAGTTGTTTCACTTGTTGCTCCACTTTCAGTTCCTGTAATCGCACCAGTAGAAGTATTTAAAGATACACTTCCTGGTAATGAACCTGATTGTACTGCAAAGCTAGTAGCATTAGTTGCAGCTACTGTGTATGAAACTGAACTACCAGCAGCATTACTTCCAAGCGATCCAGCAGAAGTAGTCCAAGCTGGAGCATCTGAAACTGTTAATAATGCAGAAGATGATCTAACAGCATTACCATCATTATTCTCAACTCTTACAAAATATGTTCCATCAACAGGTAAAGTAAATTTTGCTACAATAGATGTTGAAGAACTAAAAGAAACTTCATCAGCTCTAACAATAGCACCTGTTGAA